AGGCAGGAACTGCAACGAGTGACCAAGTGATTGAATCCATGAAAACTAATCTAGTTGGTGTAAAAGCTGACAGGTACGGTATGCTTGGATTTTTCATTTGCAGTAATGTGATGATTTTACCAAAACATTTCTTGGATGCACACAATACAGATGACATTGAGGTCAAAATTAATCGATCAACCAAGAAAGGATGTGTTGGACAAGAGTTTAGAGATAAGATTTCGAAAAACTTTTCATATCACATCCCTGGTACAGATTTTGCATTGTGTTGGGTGACAAACGGTGGAGCATTCAAGGATTTTAGAAAGTTCCTACCGTTATCAAAGGAAATACCTATGACACCAGCAAAATTTGTTACAAGAGATGTTTTGGATCCGGAATTGAAAGTGGACAAAACATTGACGTCTAGATCTAGATTAATTGGACATACTTTGGCTAAATTTTATGGTTGTACTTATCAATTGTCGTTTAAAACACAAAAAGGTATGTGTATGTCACCGGTTATTAGTGATCAAAAAGGTGCTTCAATCATTGGATTTCATCTTGGAGGTAAAGAATTCCTTGGAGGATGTGGAATTTTAACCTTGGAACAAGTTGAAGACGGTATTAATAAATTGCAGGAAATTGACGGTATTTTGTTGTCAGCCTCAAGTAAGAGGTATAATTTCCATCCAAATATGGGTACATTTACGAATTACACATTTGGACAAAAGATTGTAAAGGATAAGGAAATTCATTACAAGAGTGCAACTAAATTTTTACCAGAAGGTTCTAATATTGAAGTTTTCGGTGCCACAAATGACATGGCAACACCTAGATCTAGCGTGAAGGACACTTTGATTTCGGATTGTGACAAAAGTGACAGGATTCGAAAACAAGTGGGGACCTCCACAGATGACTGGACCTGGTAAATACCCATATCAGGCATCATTGTTGCATTCGGCTAATCCAAGTATGCCTATTGGAAGTTTGATGGAAAAGGCAGTAAAGGATTATAAGAGCGTGATTCCTGAAGTAAAGAAAAGATCTCCTAAATTGTTTAAATGCAAGCCATTGGACAAAGTTGAGGTCGTTTCAGGAATTCCTGGGTGTAAGTTTATCGACAAGATGAACTTTAACACAAGTCCGGGATATCCATTTAAAGGATCAAAACACAAGTTTTTAGTACCAGTGTATGATCCAATTTATGGGCACTATGCTCAACCAATGACGTTTGTACAAAGCATTTGGGACGAAGTTGACGAATGTGAAAGACAATTGCGCGAGGGAGAAAGGTGTTTTGCCATTTGGAAAGCCTGTTTGAAAGATGAACCTACTAAGAAGACGAAAGATAAGGTTCGAGTTTTCCAAAGTGCACCATTGCCAATTCAGATAATGGTACGCAAATATTTCTTGCCAATTGTACGAATTATTCAGATGAATCCACTTGCTTTTGAATGTGCGGTTGGGGTCAATGCTGAGTCGCCTGAATGGATGCAATTGTGGTCTTG